GGAGAAGAAGGCACTTTATCACGGGCGAAGTGTTATTCTAAAGCCTAAGGGCGCAGGCTCTTCCCTTCGTGGCATCAACATCAAGCATAAGCGTCCGGACTTGATCTTCTTTGACGATGCGCAGACTAAAGAATGCGATGAATCGCCTACGGAACGGGCCAAATTCCGGCGCTGGCTGGTAGCTACTTTCAAGATTATCGCTCCTAGGGGTGATCGTCTTATCATTTATGTTGGTAATATGTACTCGGATGAGTGCATTCTGTACCAATTGAAGAATTCTCCTTCCTGGGTATCGCTTATTACCGGCGCGATCCTAGAAAACGGTGAACCGCTTTGGCCTGAGCTTCATTCCCTAGAAGAGTTGATGGAATCCTATTTCCATGACGAAGCACTAGGTGAGGCCGATGTCTGGTTCGCTGAGGTAATGAATGATCCTGTTTCCAGAGCTACTAGCCTACTGCATACAATGCTACCCGACGGCACTATGGAAGATGGTACGCTTCCGGACGGTGTATTTATAACAATTGATCCAGCGGGCTTCAAGGAAGTCTCTGATGATAACGTTATTGTCGTGCACTTTGTACATGATGGCAAAGGTCATGTAGCCTTAATTGACGCCGGGATTAAAGATCCTGAGCAGCTAATCATTCGCGCGTTGCAACTAGCAATGCAGTATGGAGCTAGCCTGATTGGAGTAGAAGATGTGGCGTACCAACAGACACTCTTGTTCTGGTTCACTAAATACCTTGACGAATACAAAATCAAAGGTATTGAGATCGTCCCGCTCAAGCCGGCAGGCAGAAGTAAGGAAGCTCGTATTCGACTTTTTGTTGCAGAGCTGTACGCAGGAAACTATACTCTCCTGGAGGGATCAAAAGCTCTATTCGTGTGGCAAGCGATGAAATATAAAATCGGCGCAAAAAAGAATAAAGACGACGTACTAGATGCTTGCGCATATGGACTTGATGTTCGTAACGATTACTGGCATTTGGTCAAGAACCTCAAAACTAGCGGGCAGTTTCTAGTTCAAGCTGCTGTTGAAGAAAACAATACCCCATTCTAAGGAACTTTTGTTATGGACATGAATACTGCGCAATTGCGCGCTATGCCGCTTAGTAAATCTACTAGTGATGGAACAATTGAGAACTTTCTCAAACTCAATGTTACAGCACAAAAGAACGTTGTTAAGTATGGCAACAGAGTTCTTGAAAAGGGCAAGCAGTTTAGCTCACTTAAAGATAAAATGGATGCAATTGATATTGCATACGCTAGATATTCTACAGCACAAAAACGCGCAGCTGCTGACGGTACAGATCCTATGCCTGCTGGTGCTAATGTAGCCTGTGATGTATTTGCAAATGATAATGTGGTACCTCCAATTGTAGTCTCTCAGGTTGATTCTTATGTAGCCTATTTGGCAGAAGTCTTCCTCTCAGGTGCTCCACTCTTTCCTGTTGTATCATCTCCGGAAAAGCGGGATATGGCTGAGAAGCTAGAAGCTCTCATCGACACTCATGCTGGCATCGGCGGATACGCTAGGCAGTTGCTGATGTTCTTGCGCGACGGAGCGAAGTATAACTTTTGTGCGCTAGAAGCTGATTGGGATAGCATCTCGCAATTCTCTGTGATGGATGATGTGCAACGGCCTGGCGGTAAAGGCGCTAAAAAGAGCTTGAATAGCTATACTAAACTGACACGCCTGAATCCTCGCAATGTTGTATGGGATTATAGTATTAATCCAGGAGATGTGTCTGAGCACGGAGATTATGCAGGTTACGTAACTCGCGTTACGCGCACGAAGCTTAAGCGTATGCTCAATAAATGGCAAGCCAAAGGGAAAGCCTATAATATTGAGCGCTGTATGATGTCTGTCTCAATGAATGCAGCTGGCTACAGCCCGAATTATTACGATGATCCACAGATAAGTGAGTACGTTTCTAATAATCCCAGTGCGCAGGGTGGAGTAGATTGGGAAGCGCATTTTGAAGGGCATAGCGGGCGTAAGGGCCAGCCTTCTCCTCGAATGACTGGTGCAAATTATGAGCTACTTACCCTCTATGCGAGGATTATGCCGGCGGACTATGGCATTAGCGCTCCTAGTCCGAACACCCCGCAGATTTGGAAATTTGTTATCTGCAATGGTACATGGCTCGCCTATGCAGATCGTGTTATTTCAGCTTTCGATTATCTTCCTATCCTATTCGGGCAGCCGCTGGAAGATGGTCTTGGCTATCAGACGCAGTCTATCGCTGAAGCAGAAATTCCATTCCAATCTGCCGCTGCTACACTGTTTAATATCCGATTTGCTGCGGCAAGACGAGCTGTCTCTGATCGTGCTCTGTATATGCCGGACATGATTAAGCCGTCAGATATCAATTCCAGAACACCAGCTCCTAAGATTCCGGTGAGCATCTCTAGTCTTTCTACGAAGAAGCTGGGTGATGCTTATATGCAAATTCCTTTTGATATGCGCGGTACCGAAACTGCCATTCAAGATGCCTCCATGATTGTGCAATTCTCTAGGGATTTGCATGGCGTTAATGGTCCACGCCAGGGCCAGTTCCAAAAGGGGAATAAGAGTGTTACTGAATGGAATGATACTATGGGGGGATCTGATGGCAGAATGCGGCTACCAGCTCTTACTCTGGAACATCAGGTATTTTCACCACTTAAATCAATCATTGCCCTCAATATCTTCCAATACGGAGAAGATGGAACTGTAACTTCTCAAGTCTCTGGTAGAGATATGGAAGTTAAGATAGATGAATTGCGGCGTGCCTCACTAGCTTTTAAGATGGCTGATGGCTATACTCCTAAGAGCAAGCTAGCTTCTACCGATGTGATTCTGGCCGGAATGCAGATGATCGGTAATTCGCCTATTCTACAACAAGCTTATGGAGCTAGATTGCCTGGAATGTTTGCACACTTCATGAGCCTCTCAGGTGTTAAAGGCTTTGAAGAATATGACCCGGCCCGACAAGCAGCTACTCCTGGTCAACCAGTTATGCCTGCGCAACAGGCTCCTATGGCTCCGATGCCTGATAATTCTCAACCAATGGTTTAATCATGCCTGTAGAAAAACTCTTTCCTGAGCCTAGCTTTACTACTGCTGAGCTTTTTGAGCTGGCTGTAACTATTCATAAGCCTGTAATGCAAAAATATCTTCGCACTCTTGCTTGTACCGCGATCAAAGACATTTGTCACGGACAGCGCAAAGAAGGCGAAAGTGCAGAATCTTACTTGGAACGACAAGCCGTCGTCGCAGGTGGATTGGCAGTTGTTGAACAGCTGCTAAATGTTGAACCGCCAGTCGCTAACGACGGCAATTCTTAACTTTTGGAGATTAAAATGGATGTCATGAGCCTCTTTCGTTCTAATAAGCCGCAGCAGCCGCAAGTACAGCAGCCTGGCGGGCAACAGCAACAGAACCAACAACAACAACAACAGAATCCTGCTGGCAAGGCAAATGAGCCTGGTAATATCAATAATCCGGCCCCTGGCAGCAATTCCCAGAATGCCGGAAACGGTAGCGAAGCTGATCCATTCGCAAAGTATGCGAATATGTTCAATAATACCAACACAGAGGCAGATGCGCCACCTGCGTTTAATCTTGATTCAAAGGTGCTAGGTGAGATTGCTGGTAAACAGGACTTCATGCAGGGAATTGATCCCGAGTTGATGACCCGAGCTACCAGTGGAGATACTTCCGCACTCATTGAGATTATGCATAGTGTTAGTCGCAATGCCTATAAAACTTCTCTCGAACATAGCGGTCTTCTGACTGATAAGTTCGTAGGAGCACGCGAAGCTCATAGTTCTAAGGGCTTCGGAAAGCGTGTGAAGGGAGAGTTGACGCAAGCAGCACTTGCTAATACTCCGAACTTCAAGAACCCAGTTGTTCGTCAACAACTATCGGAAGTAGCTTCTCGTCTTCAGCAGCAGCATCCCGATGCAGCGCCAGAAGAAATTGCTGATATGGCTAAAGACTATATTACGCAACTTGCAGGAGCCCTTAATCCAAATGCAGCAGATAGGTCCGGTAAACAATCCGGTAATGGTAACAACGCAGAAGAGCGTGGAGAAGAATATTGGAATGATTACTTCTCCGGCAAGACTGCACAATCCTGATAGGAAATTGACATGGGACTCGATACTGGCCTCTTTAATATCAACACGGGCAATCCTACGGAACTGAACGTTCGTAGCTTCGCAGGGCAGATTCTGCGGCGCTTTCCGAACGGCTCGGCCCCAATGTATGCTCTTACGTCGCAGGGCGGTCGTAGCAAAGCCAAGCAGTCTACGCACGGCTACTTCACTAAGGTGATGACGTTTAATCTGGTTACGCAGGTTGGCGCTTCGCTGGTGGGTGATACTACGCTAGTGTGGCCTTCTACGGCTGGTATGGTTGCTGGAATGGTATTTCATAATCCCCGTACCCGTGAGAATATTCGCATTACGGCAATCTCCAGTGCCACGGATGTTGTTGTGACGCGCGCCTTCGGTCGGGTTGCGGCAGCTGCTGTGAACGCCGGAGATAAATGGATTCCGGTTGGTACTGCGCATGAAGAAGGTTCTACGCGTCCGACGGCTCGTCGCCTGACGACTGCTTATGTGCCGAACTATACGCAAATCTTCCGCAATGCGTGGGCTCTCACTGCAACTGCTCGTGCATCTATCGCGGAGATGGGAATCAGCAACATCGCTGAGAACCGCCAAGACTGCGATATGTTCCATAGCGTGGATATCGAGTCGGCCATTATCTGGGGTCAGCCCAAGATGGACACGACTGGCAATACGCCGATGCACGCTACGCAAGGTGTGCTGGATGCTATGGAACAGTACGCACCGGGTAACACCAATGCAGCTGGTGCTACCACGACGTTCGATCAGCTCGTTGCGCTGGTTGAGCCGGCCTTTGAGTATGCTACCAACCTGGGTGATCCTAAGACCCGTGTTGGCTTCTGCGACAAGGTTGCTCTTCGTGTGCTGAACCAGATTGGCCGTCTGTCTGGGCAGATCACGATTAATCAACGTGAGACTACCTTCGGTATGCGCTTCACGAGCTTTGACTTCTATAAGGGCTCTATCAACCTGATTGAGCATCCGCTGCTGAATGGTCTGGAACAGAGCGGTACTATGATCATCGGTGACATGAGCGCGCTGAAGCTGGCCTATCTCGAAGGTCGGGATACTGTGCCGGAAAGCTACGGTACGGGCGGCCAGATCGTTGAGAACGGCATCGACGCAGTAGGCGGTTCGCTGACCACTGAATGCGCCGTGGAACTGATTAACCCCTTCTCTTGGGGCGTAGTTACCGGCCTGACTGCTGGTGCTGCCTAAGCAGTAGAAGCATCTAGAATAAGCTCTTATCCGCTAGTACAGGGATAGGAGCTTATGAAGATGGTTCTGCCGTAACTCAGGGCTATGTTCCATCCCGTAGCAGTTTGCGCGGCAATCCTCCCCGAAACAACGAAGCTGCTACGGTCTTTTTATTATCTACTCTGGAGAATCTCATGGCATCTATGCAAGAACTGCTTGCTCAAAGACAAGCACAAGCCGCCGCTAAAGCTGATGGCGCTATCAAATCCCCTTTGGAAGGGATTAAAACTCCGCCGCTGGGTACGCTTGCCGCGGGTATGCAGTCTGCTGTATCAAGTCCTGATACAACGACAGTGAACCTGATGCCTACTAAAGAGATGAATTCAGAGCTGGCAGCTAAAGCAAAAGCTGTCTATGAGACTGTCTCGCTTCGTCGCTTCTTCCCGCGCAATCTTAAGAAAGTTGAAGCTATTAATGGCTTCTTCTACGCAGAAACTGATGAAGAAGTGGCTGAGCTTGAGCATTTTGCCAAGGCTGGCAAGGTGATTAAGGTTGAGGTCAAATAATGAACTTCACGGACGCAGTAGCCGCAATTAACGCTGAAACGAAGCGGC